GGGAAATGGGGATGCTGAGCTTCTTAGCTCGTGTGTGGAACTGCTTGAAGACCTTTGGAAGTAAATCGCTGCTCCAAGCCTTCAAATACGCCATTGGCATTGTGCTGGCAAAGGTTTCTTACACACTGTGGCAATACGGAAAGCATAGCGCTTACGACGTCACGCGCCCCAACTTACTACGGATACTCGCTCGTCTATTGCTGGACAAGACCAAGCAGGACCTAAAGAAGACCTGGTACCCCTTGGAGCTCATTAACCCAGAGGCTAGAAAGTCAGACAATGGACACCCTGTTGCAGGTTCTGCGCGGGATAGCGCCAGGCGCGGCATCACTGCTGCGATTGACGCGCTGGGTTGCCGGAAATTTGAAGTCAACCCTGCTGGGCGTACCCTGGACGACACTGCCCGCGACCACGACCTCCTCGCTCCTGGCGACCTTACGCTGGACTATAAAATTTCTCGTCCAGTCGAAGGAGAGGTTGTTACCTGCATTGACACTGACTACTACGTCACTGAGGGAGGCTGGGACAGGCTGCTTGGGGGAGGAAATTTGGGAATCCTCTACACCTTCAGTCCTGTTACAGTTGCCGGATCCGACGGAGAGTGCCCTTTCACCATTAAAGACAGCACTGTGGAATACACAGTTTCAGGTGGGTCGGTTTGGAGACATCGAGTTTGGGATTGGACTGCTGGCGGAGAGTATGTCCTACTATACCAACAGGACTATCTCGATGGTGATTCATCCTGGATGCAGTACAGCGTGCGACAGATCTTGCAGCTGCTGGGATTTCAGGCCGTCACCATCTCTAAGATCCATCATGCCAGGCCTTTTCCTAATTTGGCTCACCGCGCGCTTGTGTGGATTGTCCCCCAGTATAAGGCTTGGGTACATGGCTGGTTACCTTTCCCGCTGCATCTTCGCAGGTTGCGGCGGGTGGACTACCGTTGCCCATCTCGCGCTGGCTGGAATATGTATAGCGCCATACTGGACGGCAAACTTACCACTAGCGTAGGAAGGGAAGGGTGCTCAGCGCACGTTGAACTGCCACAAGAACATCTGGAGGTGATCATGAACCTCGGCAGTGAGCATGCTGTCACATCACGTGCGCTAGCGCTAGGCATTAAAGATCCAGTTGACCTAGCGCTGCTCGGACAAATGCACAAGGGAGTGGCCGACTTTGTCGATAAGCCACAAGTATCCTGCCAACCAGCAAAACCGACAGTCCACTGGCCACTTGCCAGTCTGGCTGACAAACCAGAGACGACGTTCCGCAACTACACAAACCCCATCGTGGCCGACTGTATGCTCGTGCCTATGATGAAACGGTGGGAGACACTGACCATCTCGCTGGAACGGCGGGTGGAGTACGTTAGCAACCGCATACCTTTTCCAAAGTGGGCGCAAGATTACGCCCACGAATTCCTGAGGTGTGTGGTGCCGGATAACATCATGCGCACCGGAGTCCCATACTCCGTGGAGGACGTGGGCAAGATGCTCACGAAGCCATCCCAGGCGCTGGGTTTCCGCAGGGTGTTCGACACCCTGGACGTGCCTCACCGCCGTCTGATTGAGGGGTTCCCTAAGAAGGAGCCTGGGCTAAAACCTGCCCGCCTCATCTCCAGCTTCAATGATGCCAGGTATCTCGCGCACTTTTCCAGATTCACACTGTGCGCTCGAGACGAGGTGTTGCATGCGGAGCACAACAAGCACTGGTTCTGTCCGGGCCTAACGCCCCTAGAGATCGCCACCAAAGTGCAAGAGTTCGTTTGTGCCTCGGAGCAGGTAGTCGAGGGAGACTACTCAAACTTCGATGGCAGCGTGTCCGCGGATGCTCAGAAGTGCGTGATGAACGCCGTTTATCACAGGTATTTCCGGAGTGAGTTCCAAGAAGAACTCACCGGCTACACCAGCATGCTCATCACTTGTCCTGCTAGGTCCAAAACCTTCGGGTTCAAGTATGACGCTGGTGTCGGAGTCAAGAGCGGCTCCCCAACAACCTGTGACGCAAACACCGTTCTCAACGCCTTTCTGCAATACATAGCCGTAAGACGGACACTGCCAGAGCTCTCACCAGAAGACGCCTTCCTCCAAATAGGATTGGCGTTCGGGGATGACTCTCTTTGCAACAGTCAGTTCTCCAAGGCTTGGACCAAGGCAGCCACCCAACTAGGGTTCGCACTAAAAGTCGAAAAGTGCGCTCCTGACACGGGTGTGACATTCCTGGCCCGGGTCTACCCAGATGCGAAAGCAAGCCTGACCTCCTTCCAGGACCCCGTGCGCACATTACGCAAGGCACACCTTACCGGGCGGGACCCAAATGTCCCACTCCCGGATGCCGCGTGCGATCGCGCCGAGGGTTACCTGGTGACCGATAAGGAGACTCCGGTACTGGGTGAATACTTCCGGTTCGTTTTGCGCCACTATGGACCGCAACGGACCGCGAAGGTGAGAGCCGACAGTTGCAGTGAGAAGCCATACTGGCTGACGCAAGGCGGAAGCTGGCCCCAGGAGGCAAAGGACTTCGACTTGATGCTACACTGCATGGCAGCACGCACAAGCTTCGAGGTCGAGACCTTACGCGCCATGGAACTTCACTACAAGAGCGCGAAGGACCCCTGGACCCCCTTACCTTGGGTGCTGGGAGATGAGGACCCGACGCGGGATACGCTTAACGCCGAGGGTCTCCCAAGCACGGGGGCGGTGGACTCACGTACATATGAAAAGGACGTGGAGAGAGTAATCCGTGATGGCAAAGCAAGCGTTCTACGAGGAACTCCGGAGCATGGTGCAGCAGCTCCGCGAGATGGGGGAGAGGTACGAGAAGGTGCGGGATCAGCTGGTGCCTCCACCCCCCAGCAAGGTCAGCAAGGACCTGGGCAACCTCGCAGCGTGCATCCACAAGGGACGCACGGCCATCATCCGCGGGATCGAAACGACGCTGGAGAAGCCAACGGTCAGAGAGTACCTGGGCCACAGCGAACGTCGAGTCCTGGTAGCGGAAGTCCTCCGACTCCGAGCACTACTCAAGGAGTGCGAAGAGGCGGGAACCGCAGAGGCCGAGGCGGACAACGCCGCGGCGGGCGACGCGGACGCGGTCGTCCCACCTAGTTAGTCACTCGGGGAAGGAGTCCCCCAACCGAGTGCTAAACTCCCAACTTCTCTCGGGGAAGGAGTCCCCCATCCGAGAGATAGTTCGCCTTTTGGCAACGG